ATGGAACGCCAAAACGAAAAAACCCGCCAGAAGGCGGGTTTTTCGGGGGTTCCAGAGATTTTGAAAGCCTTCTCTGGAACCTTGGATGGTGCCGGCACCAGGAGTCGAACCCGGGACCTACTGATTACAAGTAAGGTGCTTCAAAGATATGAATCAATGACTTACGTGATTCCTTGTTACGTGCTGACGCGCTAAAGCCCCCGTTAGGCGGAGGCTCTAGAACGCTTGTTACGTGGGTTTTGCTCGATATCTGGGCCGTGACTACAGCCAGACGGCCTGTCAGTTGGAATGCAGGAGCTGTGCAGTTTGGGACCTGCGGGCATCCAGGATGGATTCCAGCGCTGACGGTGTAGTTGCCCACACTAGATATTCGTCCCAGGTGAAACCAAGGTGTTCGTGGAGTTCCAGACCCACACCGGCCAGTCCCGCATGCCAGTGCTCGATGAAACTATCGATATCATGTTGTTGCACTTCACCGTTGAGACACAGATCTAAAAAGCTCATGTTGATTCCTTTTGCTGGCTCAGTCGGCTGACGGAGAGACAATGGGTAGGCTTAGGTCGTAGACATCCATCATTTTCGGATCGCGATGGCCGCTGGCTTCTTGCTTGTCCGCTCGGTTGCCGACCGTGTCGGTGATTCCCCTTCGTTTCAGGTCGTGCAGTGCGAAGCGTTGGTCAGGCGATATGACTTCATCGTGCAAAGCCAAGGTGATGAAACGCTGCCACGCCGTGTCCAGGCTGGATTTACGAAGCGGCCCGCCGTGGCTGGCCACGATGATGTTTCGTTTAGACGGCACAATCGGAATGGCTGTCTTTCGCTTCGTCCACACTTTGGACCGGTAGGCCTTGGCGTTTTCCCAGGCTTTGCGCAGACGTGGAGTCCAGCGCACGATGTTGTCCCTGCTGCCCTTACGGCGATTGGTCAGGATCCCGCTCTCCAGTTCGTTATCGTCGGTGAGGGTTACCACTTCGATTCCGCGCAGGCGGCAGAGGTAAGCCAGCTCCATCACGTACCCGAGGTATTCGGGGCAGCCACCCTTTTCGCCGCGCAAAAGTAGGCCTCTGGCAATGGCTCGATCGATCAGTGTGTCCATGACCTGGTGATTCGGCAGGCGGCGTTGCTTCCTTTCTACCGGAGCCTCAATGCCCAGGGCGGGATTCACGTCGAGGAAGCCACGGTTACGTCCCCATTGGAGTACGCGGCGCAGGTAACGCAGGGCGTGTGCGGCTTTTGAAGGGGTGCCCTCGTCGGCCAGTCTGTCGACGATGCGTTGCACCAGGGCAGAAGTGAACTTGCGCACTGCCAGATCGCCCAGCGGTTTGCCCAGCTTCGTGGGCAGGTTGAGCAATACATCACGGGAATAGCAGTAGTCGTCGTGAGTATTGGCGCTGAGCTTCTTATAACGGTCGCTTTCGTGGAACTGGCTGCAAACGTAGCGAAGTGTTCCACGGTCGACGTTGGATGCCTCGTCCATGATGCGGTGTAGCTCTGCCAGAGAAACGTCAGCCGGCGCAATGTTGCGCCGGCGCTGTTTGCCCGTCTCGTCCCTGTGAAGGGTGTACCAGATCCCCGTATCGCGTTGGTCAAAGTAAACGGCCGCTGGAAGAGCGGCCTGGTCGATGTGGGCGGGGATGTGCGGATTATGCTTCCGCTTCCGTGCTTTCCTCATAGGATGTCAGCGTCGTACCGTTCTGCTGCAGCGGGCTTCATGCCAGCGGCCTGGTTGATAAGGTCCAGCGTTGTCCACGGCCCGGTTCGACCTCGGAATAGCCGAATGCCTTGGTCGATCAGCGACCGTTCAACGTCAGACCGGCGTTGATAGCCGGTTATGCGTTGCAGGTCTGTGAACACCAGGACATTGTCCGATCGGGAATTCATTGCCAGTCCTCTGTAAATTGGAGAACCCCGGACAGTCTAGCGCTGTAGCCGGGGGTTGTTAGTTAGAAGTAGGTGAGCAACGTGCTGGTCTATTGGCCCGCTTCAGTTTGGCCTAGATCACTCAGTGCTGACTTGTAGCTGCTGTAGCCCATTGAACGAGCGACGACTTCCAAAGCTTCCGAATGGCGTATGCCGCGCTCTCTCTTTATTTTTATTGCTCGACGTTTGAGGCCTTTGATGGTGCTCGGAGGGCCAAACTCCGAAGGCAGCTCATTGCCTAGCTCCGGTTCATTCAATGACTCTTGCGCTAATCCGTCCACCGCCGGCGCATCGGTGTAGCTGTACTCGGTGGTGTCCCCGGAACGACCTGCACCGATAGAAATGACTTCCAGGCTTGCAGGGGATACGCCAATCTTGCGAGCTAAGGCGACCGCCGCATCGCGAGCGCTGATGGTGCAACTGGCTGTGCCTTTATCGCCGGTTATACGGGCGACGTAAGTTCCGCCGGTGTAGCGAACCTTTATAGCTTTAGCGTGCATAACGTTTCTCCTGGGCTGCTCGAGCAGTTTTTTTTTCTGCCATTACGGCCGCCCATTCATCTGTCTTGCGCTGCTGACGGATCTTGCTGCAGAGCTGGTGCCGGGGGATTGATCGTGCGAAGTCACAGATGTCGCACATGCTGGGTAGATCAAGGCGGTGGCTGGCCATCGTCGGTCTATCACGATCGGGAAGGGGATTAGGCATTGGCCACCTTCCTTTCTTCACGCTTGCTAGACCAGCCGCCTTGGTATTCGCTTGATGTGATCTCTACTGCGCCGTCGATCCAGCCAGACGTGGGTTTGCCTGCCGCGAAGTTTTCCGCATGATCAGCCTCGCTGATCTGAAACCCAAGTTCGAAAAACGCGGTGCCGCTATGGGCGAACATGACACCGCCGCACAACAAGATGTTTCCAGTGTTCACTTCCAGACGCTGCCAGTATTCATGGCTCGACAAGCTGGCCGGGCAATGTTCATTCCATAGGTCGACCAGTCGCTGATGTTCTGCGCGAACTGCTGCGCGCTCTTCTTTTGAGGAGCCTTTCACCGGTTTAGCAGCCACGCGCAGCCCTCTGTAGCCGTAGTCGTCAGGTCGACGCCAATGCACGTCATGCTCCTGGCCAGCGCTAAGTTTTACGCCGCCGGCATAATTGGACGTGATGTCGCGCATGGGGGCGACCTTCCCGCCGAAGTGCTCGCCAAGGGTTTCCAGGGCTGCGAGAAAAGCATCTTTTCGCGAGTAGAATTCCTCGACGACCGCCACCGGGCCTGATGCTTCGTTCTTGTAGAAATAGCTTGTGCTCATGCTCGTGCTCCGGAGTTCATAGGTTTGGCCAGGAGCTGCGCGACAATTGCAGCATCGCTGACGGTCAGGTCGCCCAGCTGGTGCGCCATGGTCATAACGGTTTCGAGGCGGATCCGCGCATCAGCGGTTTTCTTGACCTGGTAATCGAAAAGGGCGGTGCCGACGATGCGGATGGCCATCAGACGACGTGCCGGCGTTGGCTCCAGCGTGGCGGGGGTTGTGGTAGCCTTCACATCGCTGCCGCTTCGGTGTTTTGCATTCATGGTGTTGCTCCTGGTGGTAGTTGGTGTCGGGGAGGTACGAACTCCTCGACGCCCTTGTTTACCGGCTTAGCCGGCATTCCTTTCCGTCGGATCCTTTCGCACCAGGTGAATCACCAGGTCTTCCAGGTCGACGAGTTCATCTGTTTCTGACTGCCATTCCAAAACCGCTTGAATCTGTTCCCGGCTGCATCCCATCACCAGAATTTCCCGCTCACCTCGAGCAGCCCGCACGTCCAGAATTCCCACCAGGCCGTCTACGGCGTAAGCATCCGCGTGAACTATGGGGTAGCCGTTGCTGGTTTCTTTGAGCCCTGCCATCACGAATCCGGCTGGATCTGACTCATCGTCCGGCCGTAATCGACTCATCACTTGAATCTGCATTGGTTCGCTCCGATCAGGCTTTGAAAATCCAGCACTTCACCGTTCGGCAGCGCATGGTCATGGGGGCTCGGATGTCCTGTGCTGCACGCACAGCGCTGTCCACGGCCTTGTAGTCAACGAATTTCCGGCTGCGGGAATCCTTGAGCAGGTCTTTCAGAGTCGACACGTCGGCGATCTTCTGGCGGTGTTCCGCTGCCCGTTCGGCGAACTCGTTGATGTTGATGGCGATGAAGTCCGGATTTTTGCTGTGGTTGACCAGGGGGTCGGCGTAAAGGGACTCGAGGTATTCGTAGACCTGCCAGAATTCGGCGACGGCCGCGTGGTCGGCGCTGGTGGTGCTCTGACGCTCGAGGGCCATTTCGAGGATCTGCCGGCGCGTGGCTTCGACCTGGTTGTCATTGAGTGTGACCACCAGGCGAATGGCGTCCAACAGGCTGAGCAGCTGGGCGTGATTCTTGATGATCCGCTCGATGCGGATCTGGCCACGGATGTTATTGCCACACTTGCGGCAGGCGCTGTCGGCGGTGAATTCCGTACTGCAGAAAAAACAGTTGCTGTGCAGGCGGCGCAGCTTGCCTTCGTACTCCGGCATGCGGTGGCCAAGTACTTCCATCACCGCTGACTCTTTGCTGACCGCGAGCAGCAGGAAGTGGCTGAGTGTGGCCCCATCCAATGCGTTGAGCTGATCCGCTGCAGCGCGGCTTTCTGCCGTTACGGTAGGGCGGACAAAGTGCAGCTTACCGATCCGCGTCATGATCGCTTCGTGGGCAACCACTGCCGCGTTCTGAGCAATGGCGATCGCACCACGAAATGGCGGTTCATAGGTTTCGTTGCCGGCAGTCTTCACGCCTTTGGTGGCCAGGGTGCCGCCGCCGTAAAAGTCTTTCAGCTCGTCCCATTCAAACGCCTTGGAGTGCGTTTTATTGTTCTCGTCCCCGTTGCGGTCGGCTTCCAGGAACACAACCGGCATCCCCGACACCTGTCCCATCAGGCGCGAGCGGCCAGCCTTGGTCGACTTCATCGGGTCGAAGCCTTCATAGCCTTCGCGGCCCATTAGCTTCCACAACAGATTGAGCAGGGTGGTCTTGCCCGCACCGGCTTCGCCTGTCATTTCAAGGAAAAGGTAGGACTGATATCGAGCGCGGATCTGCTCGCAGAACAGTGAGCCGAAGAAGAACACTAGGGCGACCAGACCTTGGGAGCCAAAGCAGATCAACATGAGCCGCAGCCACTCTTCGTCGTAGTCCTTGCGCTCACGCTGCAGCGCGATCGGGACGCCTTTCTGCAGCGTTTTAACGCGCATCCGGCCCAGCTCGAAGTAGTCCTCGAGGTTGATTGGGTAGACCACCCCATCTTTGATGGCCACGTCGCCGTACAGGTATGCGCCGTGCTCTTTGCTGTAACCGATGAAGTCGATGGTCGACACGGTTTTGAGTCCGTAAAGCTGGTCTTTCATGATCTTGTCCAGTTGTTGGCCACTGCCGGTGTACATGGCACCAGCGGCCATCCCGAGCAGGCGTTTTTTGAATTCGCTGGCGGCAGTGAGCTGGCCACTGGTGAAGGTGTTTTTCACGCTGTCGCCGTCGTGGGGGAAGTCAACGCGCACGTAGTACCAAGACTCGTCCGTCACCTCGTTGCGCTGGTAATAGAGGGCTTGCGGGTAGCAGTTGGCGATTTCGATCACGCTGCCGGACTGCTGCAGGGCCTTTTCACGCATTGCGGACTGGTTCAGCAGCTGCTCGTCCTGGTCTTCGCTGTCTTCCAGGTCCTGCATGGCACGGTTGAATTTCTCCATGTCCAACTTGAACCAGTACAACCGGCTGGCAAATCCCAGGTGAAATTCACCGCGCTTGTTCCAGTCGTACATAAGCAGTGCTTTCTCGGCGGCGTTTTCAGCGATCAACAACGCGCCCTGATGGCGTGCCTGCTTGATATCGCTCGCCACCTGGTCAAGACGCTTGGCTTCTTCATCCATGAACGCCCAGCGCTGGTGCAGGTCGTTCCAGTCGACCTTGCGCCCATCGCGTTGAGGGATCTGCGCAGCCTCACAGACGAAGCCCAACTCTCTGGCCATGCGGACCCAGCGGCGGGTGTAGCCGTTTGCACCTGGTTCGTTGTCGAGCGCCCATACCAGTTTGGGCAACTTCGCTTCACGGTCAGCGCAATCACGCAGCAGGGCTTTCAACGACTCTTCCGGGAAGGCGTTGGAAGACATGGCGGACACCGCCGAAATGCCGTTGTGCAAAAGGGCTATGGCGTCAAAGATGCCCTCTACGATCCAAATTTCTTTGACCTCGAGCAGGTCTACAGATGGCGGACACCACCACACGCCCCGGTAGGTTTCGCCTGGCTTGAACCGGGCTTTCATCTTGCCAAACCGCGACGGGCGATCGATCAACCGTTCCCAATAGCCGCCCTTGGTCAAAGGGAAGCGGACTGTCGCGCTACCAGCATTTAGATCCCGGTTGAAATACGTTTCCTGGGTGAACCAGCCACCGATCAGGTCCATGCTGAAACCACGCGCAAACTCTAAGTAGGCGCGGGCAGTTGCTGCAGGGGCGTTCTCGGTTGCGGGTGCTCGCTTGCTCCAGTCCTCGAACAAATCCTCGTAGATTTCCTTCACATGCATCGTGTGAGCGCACTTTTCTGGCCGGCCGCAGATCACCAGCCAAGGGGCCGTGTGACGGGTGAACAGGGTTTTTTGGCGGCACTTGGGGCACGTGCCACCGCGCATGTAGTCGGTGCCTGGGCGGTGTTTCAGACCGAAGTCGTGCTCGAGGCGCTGCAGGACGTCGTGACGCAGATCGTCTCTCATTGGTTGTTCACTGTTTTAAGGCTTTGGGTCAGGGCTGCCATAAGGCGTTTTTGCGCGGCCATTACCGGGACATGGGCGAGAATCGCACCGTGGCGCAGACCGTCCGCAACGAAGCGAAATTGGTCGGCATACCAGTATTCGTTGAGGCTCAAGCGGTACTGTTCACGCACGGCTGCCAGCAATGCTTCGGCCTCTGCCGGTGGCAGTTGGGTGGTGATGATTACGGCGTTTCCCATCGTGAAACCTCGAATTCGGGCGCAGCTCACCCAAACCCACGGGGTGTGGGGCAGGCAATTTGTAGGGTTGGTGTTACGAGTTGGCTAAGCGGTAACGCCCGTTGTCCGGTGCGTTGATGATCCGTTCGTAGATCAGGCTGACCGGGATTGCCCAGGCATGGCCGGTTGTGGGGTCGACGATGACCGAATGGGTCGTCGAGCTGTTGAGAATGTCCAGCCGTTGCCGATCGCGGATTGCGTGCATGTCGCTGTAGGCCAGGTGGACCATCTTTTCAGCCAGTTGGGTCAGCACGTCGTAATCCGCCACCAGGTGGCGAACGGTTCGTGCGATCAGTTGCTGATCATTGCCCAGGTGCTCGCAGTGATGACGCTCCAGAAACGTTAAGGCGGCGGCTTTCAGCACGTCCTGATATTCCTGTACTGCAGGCTGGTTATTCATTGGGCTGACCCTGATTTGGCGCGGTATAGGTCAATGGCTGCCAGCACTTCGGCGTGACGTGCCGCCATATGCAGGTTATGTGCATTGAGGATGTGTTCTGCCTCGGCTTCGTTGATGCAACCGTCAGCCAAGGCCTTGGCAATCTCCTGATCAACGCATCCGCGCTTCGCCGCAACCTGGACGGAGAGGGTGTACATCTCCACGGTGTCATTCGTCTCTGGATCCGGTACCGGCACGAACAAGCCGCCGTACATTGATGCAACGTAATTAGGGAAATGCTCAGTCCCGCTTTCCTGCTCGAGCTGGTACAGCTGGGCATCACTCAGCGGACGACTGTTGTTGTTCTCATAGGCGTGGTTATCGAATTTCTTCAATGCCAAACCGATGCGTGCTGCAGCGCATTCGCGGCCACCTGGATAACTGCAGATGATTGCGCTGACAACTTCACGACGAGTCTTTAGAACTGGGCTTTTCATGTTCTGCTTTTCCCTGCTAGTGCGTGCCATTACTGTGCGATCACGCCGTCTTTGATCCCCAGCAACACGGCGGCTCGATGTGCCTCCCCGCGTCGACACTGGCTCTGCCCACTCAACACCGCGTAAACGGTGCTGGGATTCAATTGGTGCTTCTCAGCGAAGTCTTTCGCTGTCTGACCTTTTCGTTCCAAAGCTTCCCGAGCTTCGCGTCGGGCTTGCTCGTTGATGGTGCTGTTCGGCATAGTGCAATTCCATGCATTTTCATGTGGCGGGAATGCAGAATGATGCACATGCGTGCATTTGTAAACATCGGGAATGAAAAATTTTGCACGATTCGGAAGAGATCGGCTCGCGACTGCGGGAAGAGAGAAAGAAATGCGGGCTGACTCAGGATCAAATTGCCGAATTTCTCGGCATTTCGAAGCGGACCCAAGCGAACTACGAAGCGGGCACAAGTGATGCCCCTGCGTGGTATCTCAGCAGAGTCCTGCGTGATCCAGGGTTTGATGTGGGTTACATACTTAGCGGCCAGCGCACGTTCGCCACTGAAGCCTCGCTTAACGAAGTCGAGAACTCGATTATCAATAAGTACCGCAGCATTCCCGAGGATGATCAGAAGACGATTCGGCGCCTGCTCGATGCCATGGCGGTTATGGAGGCGCGTGGTCTGAATTAGGCTGTGACAAATTGCTAACACTTCTGGCGCTCCCCTCTGTCCTAAGGCTCTACACCGCCCGATAACGTCGATTCATTCATGCACCTATGGAGCAGTACGCATGTTGGATCGAGCTAAATTTGAAGGCAGTTACAACGAATCTGGTGAGTTTGATTGGCAGGCATTTACCGCACTGGAGCTGCGGTTAATCAGCCTGTACCGGCGAATGTCCGACGAAGATCGGCAGCGGGTGAGGCGAATGACAGAAGTTCTCTCGAAAATCCCTGACGGCCCTGACATCGACAAAGTCCACACATAACCAGCTCGCTTGGCCTTACGTTGCATCGGGCGCTGGCCCCTGCGGCTGGCGTTCCCGCCCGCATCATGCCGCCCCCAACTGTTCAAACAGCTCGCGCTGCTGATTCCTGGACAAGTTCTTAAGGCTGTCGAAAAGGAGGCGATCCATGGCTTGGGCCGACGGGCTAAGCGTGTGCGAGAACGTCAGATTTGCCACCCACGTGTGCCCGCACTTTGCGTCCAGGCACTGGCAATACAACTTGGCGAAGTCGTTCGATAGTTGATCACGCGAAGCAATCCGCCCCCGATGCCCGCACTTACATGTGATGCGCATTTGCGTCCCTCCCCAGGGCCAGCCAATTGCCACTATTTTGCCACATTATGTAGTGGCATTCCCTACCCTAGACACCAGATGTAGCGTTTTCCCCTGTCGCCGGCACTTCTCTCCAGGCGAATCGCCTGTCCTGCCGCAAGGTATCGTTCACCTGGTCGAAAAGTTGACAGATCGGACGAATTTCATTGCTTGTGTAGACCCGATCGATCTTTTCGATATCGCCGAAGCCGGCGCTGTTTTCCGGGATGATCCCGGCAAGCGCGGGGTTCATGCGCCAGGCAGCGATCACGTCGTTACGAGTGATGTTCTTGACCTTCTCCAGCTCGTCCTTGGCTTGGAAGTCACCCACGGGAATGATCTGGATGGCTTTTTCGGTGCCGCCGGGAATGTTCACGAACATCGATCGAAAGTTGCCCACGCCCTTGCTGGCGGTGATCTGAGCACGCAGCTCGTTCTCGTCCTCCTCGCTCAGGTTGGCGTCGTTGGTATAGAAGATGTAACCCGCGTGCGCACCGTTGCTGTAGTAGCGCCGGCGGAACAAGGTTGCTGCCTCGTTGAGCAGCAGCGCCTGCATGCCGCCCAGATAGTCCGGAACGCCATAGACGTTCTGTTCCACGTCGTAGTTGAAAACGTGTTCCACCTCGTCTTGGTCGAATTCCTCCTCTTTGCCATCGGCCAGAAGCCTGGCGAATCCGCCAGCGCGTTTGATACGCATGTTGATGGCGGGCAAATGTTCCATTTCCAGCACTTCGCCAAATGCGTTCCGGTGGCGGTACAGATACATTTCCCCGAACACCATGAAGTCCAACGCGGCGCAGCTCATTGTTCGCGTGGACATGCCCAGCGAGGGAATGAACTCACGCAGCAACAGGTTGCGCTTGAAGCCGGGAATGGCCCCGTGATGCGCGTTGGCTCGCAGCAGCTTGGCAAGCCCTTGGCGCGACACCGGCGGCGTGTACAGCCGACCGTCGTGACTGGCGAACACGCCCAGGTATTGGCCGATGTTGTCGGTCAGTACCTGTTCCGGCGCTCCGAATGAAAAAGCCCGCATCGGACCTGGTGCCGGTCTGGCCGGCTGGTTTGTTTTGCGACGAGCCATGGTTTGCTGATCCAGTAAGTGCGTAGCGGCTGCGCCGCTGCTTGTTGGTGTTGAGGGGTTCATTGGCGAGGGCGTGCATGATTGCCCAGGCGATATCGGCGTGGCCGGTGGCGTCCGTGCGTGATGCGCTGTAGGTGATCTGTCCACTGCCTGTGGTGCCGCGCTTGATGGTCAGGAAGGCCTGCGCGACGTCGTTCCAGCCGGCATCCCATTCGATGCGGCTGCCCACGATGGTGTCTTGCGCCTTCAGCACCAGGGTGTTCTTGGTTTCCAGGCTGTAATGGATCGAGGTCGCACGCGGGTAGAAGTCGCGCACCATATCGAACACGCCATAGCCAATGCCGGTGGTATCGATGCCGATGTGTTGCACGTTGAAACGCTCTGTAAGCCGCTTGACCTGCTCGGCCTGGTACTTGAACGACTGCCCACGCCAGCTGTGCTTCTCGAGGATCCGGAACTTGCCCTCCGGCTCGAGCGGCGGCGCGATAACGACACAGGTGGCGTCGTCCCGGGTTCGACTGGGGTCGTAGCCGATCCAGACCGGGCTGTTGCCGAACGGGCGCGGGTCGTCGGGTTCGTAATCGGTCCACAACGCCAAATCGGAATAGCAGCGTTCCAGATCGGCCAGGGAAAACACGCTTTGGGTGCTGTCGATGAATTTGCACATGAACAGCTGTTCGAAACGGTCGTCGTCGTACTCCAGGCGCAGCTGCTCGAGGTCGAACAGATCGCAGCCCCCGGCGATCGCATCCAGGATGGTGATGACCTTGCGCCACTGGCCGTCCGGACAGAGCGTGCCGGCGGCCATCTGTTTGTCGCTAGGCCACGGCTCTTTGGCGGTTTTCTTCTTGCTGTTGCGAAATTTCTCGCCGGTCCAGAAGGGGTAGGCCTGGTGCGATACGGCGCTGGGTGTGGAGAAGTAGGTTTTACGCCATTTCTTGTGGGTCGCCATGGCGCTGGCCACGGTGTTCAGTTTCTCGAAGTCGCGGATCCAGAAATATTCGTCGACGTAGACGTGGCCATGGTGGCCTTGGGCGGTGCTGCTGTTGGTACTGAGGAAGCGCAGCTCAGCCCACGGCTTACCGTCCTTGCTGAGCACGATCGGGTTGCCAGTCAGCTCCAGGCCGAACCACTCCTGGGCAAACGAGATGATGTAGCTGCGGAATATCTCGGACTGGGCGCGGCTGGCCGACAGGAAGATCTGGTTATCACCGGTCAACACCGCATCCATGAAGGCTTCGCCGGCGAAGTAGTAGGTCAGGCCCACCTGGCGGCTTTTCAGGATGTTGCGGATCCGCGCAGTCAGTGGGTTGATCTTCGCGGCGTACAGCTCTTTCTGGTAGCCGTACATTTTGCTGATGAACTTGTCGAGGAAATCGACTTCGGTCAGTTCACTGACGTCGTTCTTCACCGCTTTTTGTTTCTTCCGCCCGCCATTGTCGCCTCGGTTGCCCTTGTCGCGTCGCTCGCTACGCTGGCTGTCACGACGGTGGCCACCGTCTTCAATCGGATCATTCGCTGGCATCGGCGCGGGTTTAGCGCATTGCTTGGCCAAGCGTTCGCGGACGGTCGTCAGGCGATCCAGTTCATCCAGTTCACCCTTTGTCAGCGAGTCGGCTTTCTCTAGGAGCAACGTGATCCGCCGACTTACAGCGGTCAGCGGTTCTTCATCCGACAGCATGTCGTCCCATTCACCCTGGCGGATCCAGTAGTAAACGATCCGGATGTTGGGCAGGGATAACTGCGCCTGAATTTCACGCGGCTTGCAGCGGCGTAAATAGAGGCGTTTGGCGGCTTCTTTAAGTTCGGGGGCGTATGGCATGGCCGCAGTCTATGCGGCGAAAACGCCGGAAACGCGGGGTTAAAATCCGGGTTGGTCCTATAACGCGGAAATAGGACCAACGCAAAAGTGAATCAATTGTTGGAGGGGGGATTGCTCCATATCTTGGCGGCTCAACTCACCGATTGAGCGCAGTTATCGCCCATGCCCCGTTCCCTTGTTTCATTCTGGAAACGTGTCGCCACCAGCGGCCCGACCGTTGATGGTCGCGTAATCCTTCCCCAGGAACTGCGCGAGATCGCTGAGACCTACAGCACCGCCACCTATACCGCCACGATCTGGTGCGATCACGACCGTTGGTTTGGCGGGCACGGCACCGTGTTTGCAGTGCGCCTGCTGGAAGGCGTCGAAGGGCTCGCAGAAGGTCAGGTTGCGCTGGAAGCCCAGCTCAAACCCAACGACAAACTGCTGGCCCTCAATGACCAGGGCGAGAAGCTGTTTACCAGCATCGAAATCACCCCCGACTTCGCCAGCACCGGCAAGGCCTACATGACCGGCCTGGCTGTTACCGATTCGCCCGCCAGCCTCGGCACCCAGGAACTCTACTTCTCCCGCAAGACCGGCAAGCCTGTGCATTACGCCGCTGCCGTGCCTCTGGGCGCGCTGAAAGAGGACGAGCCTCAAGGGGAAGTCGGAAAGCTGATGACCATGTTCACCAGCCTGTTCAAGCGTCTGGGCATTGAAGAAACGCCCAGCGAAACCAACCCGAAAACCCTCACAGAGACCCCCCCAATGGATGAAACCACCGGCACAGCGCTTAAGGCGCTGCGCGACCAAATCCTGATCATCGTCGCAGGTCTGGACACCGTGATCGAAGCCGCTGCGGCCTCGGCCCCCGAGCCTGACGCCGCTCTGGTCGACGACGTGCAGACGGCGGTCGATGCAGTCGTGTCCACCGCCAAAACCGAGTTCAAGAGTAAGAAAGAAGCCAAAGGCAACCAGGCACTGGCCGCCAGCCTTTCCGCGCTGCAGAAGGAATTCAGCGCCCTGAAGGACTCCACCACTGGCCGCAACCTGTCGAAAACGACCGGCGCTGCTGACCTCACCAAAACACGGGTTCTCTGAAATGGCTCAGTCTCTCAGCGCTTACGGCGCGAAAATGTATGCGGCGCTGCAGGTGGCCATCGCTGAAAGCTATGGCGTGGATCTGTCGCGCAAGATGTTCAGCGTTGAACCCACCATTGCCCAGGAGCTGAACGAGGCGATCACCGCCAAGTCGGACTTCCTGCAGCGCATCAATATCGTGCCGGTCACCGAGATCAAGGGCCAGAAGGTGTTCCTGGGCGTTTCCGGCCCGGTCACTGGCCGCACCAACACCACGACCAAGGATCGAGTAGCCAAAGACGCATCGGCGCTGGACTCCACGTTGTACGAGCTTTCGTCCACCGAATCGGATGTCGGCCTGCCTTACGCGAAAATCGACGCCTGGGCAAAATTCCCGGATTTCCATCAGCGCTATTCGGCTGCCGTTCAGAAGCAAATCGCTCTGGATCGCATCATGGTGGGTTTCCACGGCACGCACGCTGCCCCGGATACCGATATCGCCCAATTCCCGATGCTGCAGGACGTTAACAAAGGCTGGCTGCAGATCGCTCGTGAGCAGATCCCGCAGCAGGTGCTCAAGGAAGGCAAGGTCGCTGGCAAAGTCACCCTGGGCGTCGGCGGCGATTACGCGAACCTCGACGCTCTGGTGCATGACACCAAGCAAATGGTGGACGAGCGCCTGCGTGATGGCGGCGACCTGGTCGCAATCATCGGCTCTGACCTGCTGGCTGCCGACAAGGCCAAGCTGTACGCCAAACAGGGCGACGTGCCTACGGAGAAAGAGCGCATCGAAGAAGCCCAGGTCATTGCGACCTATGGTGGCTTGCCAAGCTTCAGCGTGCCGTTCTTCCCGGTGAACGGGATCGTGGTCACCAGCTTCGACAACCTGTCGATCTACTTCCAAGACTCCAGCTGGCGCAAGCAGACGGTCGACAACCCGAAACGCTCCCGCGTCGAAGATTTCAACAGCCGTAATGAAGGCTATGTGATCGAGCAGCTCGAGAAGTTCGCGATGACCGAAAACGTTGAAGTGGTGACCGCGTGAGCCTGGCACTGGCGCACAAGCGCCGCTTACTTGCTCTAGGGCCAGCGGCCGCCGTCGCCGGTGCCGTAGCGACCGTTTATTCAGCTGACACCGCGCTCAACAGCCCCGCCAACGCCAAAAAGCACCTGCAGCTAATGGTGGATGCGCTGAACGTTGATCTGGACCGTATCAGCGCGATCGACAGCCGTGAAATGCGTCAGCAGCTTAAGCGTGACGAGCTGCTGCCTAAGTACTTGGACTATGTGCAGCGTTACCTCGATTCGAAATTGATTTTTCCGAACCCGGTAATGATGCAAGTCCTGGTCTGGCTGTTCGATACCGCACAGTTCACCACGGGTTTGCAGCTCGCCCAGGTGGCCATGGCCCAAGAGCAGGAACTGCCGGAACGCTTCAAGCGCAATGTGCAGACCTTCGTCGCTGACGAGGTGATCGAGTGGGCCGAAACCGAATACGAAGTCGGTCGCACCCCTGAGCCTTACGTCTCGGATCTGCTGCACCTGGTCGACGGCGAGTGGCAGCTCTTCGAGCGCATTCCGGCTCGTTATCACAAGTTGCTGGGGATCATCGCCATCGATCTGGAGGATTGGCCGAAAGCCATCGCCCACTTCGAACGTGCCATCGAGCTTTACCCGGAGATCCGCGTAGCAACTCGGCTCGATGCAGCACGCAAAGCCTTGAAAAAGGCAGAGCTGGCCGCTGCAGACAAACCACCAACCGAATAACCGACTACCCCCCCGGCGAGAAACTGTGGATGTGAGCCAAGCCACTCGTGGTCTTGACCCACTGAAACAGTTTCCTCGCCCCTATTCGAGCGCCCAGCAATGAGCTTTTCAGGTAACCCCACCAAGTTTGCGGACCAAGCAATCGTCAATGACGGCTTCTGGCCTGAGCTGTCGGTTGCCGAGTTCCAGAAGGCCTATCGCCTTCCTGGTGAATACCTGGTTGAGCTGCTGGCCGCTGAGCTTGTTACCGCGATGATCGAGGTCAATACCGATCTGGCCAAGCGCAAGGCAGCGTGGCAGGCCGCAGGCGTCAGCATTGACGTGACCAATTCCGCCGTTCGATCCGAGGGCTATTTCCGGGGCGAGCTGTACCGGCGTGCCGTCTACTGCCGCGCTAAAGCCAGCCTGCTGACCCAGTTCGCCACCGTGACCCGCCGTGAAAGCGCCGAGAACACCGGTAAGGAACTGCCGGAACGATCGGAAACCTTCCTCGCCTTTAGCCAAGCCGCTGTTCGTTCGCTGCAGGGCCGTGGCCGCATTACGGCGGCGCTGCTGTGATCAAGCTGCAGGCTTTGACGGCCTACCTCATCGAACGCCAGCTGGTAGCCCCGGAACAGCTCGACAGCTGGACGGACCAGGTGCAGCTCGAATTGATCTGGAAAGACGACGTCGACGGCATGCACATGGGCGACATGAACTACAGCGCCACGATCGTGCTGGAGCGCTTCGCCGATCACCCCGGGCGTCTGATGGCCTTGGTTGGCAGTTGGCTGGAGAACAACGACCAGGACCGCGACGGCCTGCCCGCGACCGTTTTCGACATCACCATGCTCGATGACGACCTGGCTGACGTGGATATCAAGCTGCAGTTCACCGAGCCGCAATACCTGGCCGAGGATCCCGCCGGCGAAATCACCGCGTTCAAAAAGACCTGGTCATTTGTCCCGTTCGAGCTGTGGGTTGCGGAATCAGGCGAGGTGAATGGCGATGGCGCGTAGCACTTTCGCGCTCGACGTGCGCGGCTTGCTCGGTGCCGAAGAGCAGCTGGCCCTGCTCGAGCTGCCCCCGCAGTTGCGCCGGCGTTTGCTCAACAACGTCAGCAAGCGCGTGCGCAGCCTCAGCCGTCAGCGGATCCGCGACCAGAAGAACCTGGATGGCTCGGCCTTCGCGCCGCGCAAGGGCACGTCCAAGGGCAAAAAGAAGATGGAAGCCGGTCTGGGCAAGCTCCTGGACGTCACCCGGATCAGTGCCAACGAAGCCGAACTGGGCTGGCGCAACGCGCTGACCCGGTGGGTGGCCTCCCAGCAACACAACGGCGTATCCGAGCGCCGCACCGCTGCGCAGATGCGCCAGTGGAACAAGGTTCCCGAAGGTCTGGCCGCGACTGAAAAGCAGGCCAAGCGCTTGCGCCGGCTCGGTTTCAAGACGCGCCAGGCGGGCAAGAAAACCATGACCCGCCCGTCTGTGGCGTGGATCAAAGAGCACGTGAACTACGCCAAGGCGGGTCTGCTGATCCGCATCCTGGATGACGAACAATCCGAGACCTCTGGTGCGCAAAGCTGGGACATCACCCTGCCGAAACGTCAGTTCCTCGGCCCTGGCACCGAATCAGAAACCAGCGCGCTGGTGAACCTGGTGCTGCAACAAATCCTAAATTCACCCCGCTAAGCGAGGCACTGCATGGCACTCGGTAAAGTCAGCGTCAACAATCTCAATCTCAGCCAGGGTGCTGTGACTGCGATCGAACGCCACTTCCTTTTCATCGGCACCGGTGCAAAAAGCATCGGCCAGCTGATCCCCCTCAACACAGACAGTGACCTGGATGTACTGCTGGGCGAACCAGCCAGCGACCTGAAAACCCAGATCACCGCCGCACGCCTGAACGGTGGCGATCGTTGGGCCTGTGTGGCTGCGCCGCTTGCCGCCGATGGTGACTGGCTGGCCGCATTGACCCAGTCGCAACAGCAGGGCCATTCGTTCGAAGCGGTGGTGGTCACCACACCGGTTGACGCGGCCGCCGATCTGTCGGCCATGCACGACGCCGCCACTGCCCTGGGCAACACCTACGGCCGGCGCGCTTTCTTCATGGCGGCGTCCGTCGGGATCAACGACGTGCAGACCTGGGCGCAGTACCTGGTTGCCCAGAAAGCCCTGGTCACCGGTCTGGCAGCACCCCGCGTGATCTGCGTGCCCCAGCTGCACGGCAATGACTTGGGCGTGTTGGCCGGTCGCCTGGCCAATGCCGCTGTCAGCGTAGCGGACAGCCCGATGCGCGTGGCCACCGGCGCCGTGCTCGGCCTGGGCACCGTACCTGTCGACGCGGACGACGTGCCACTGACCTCGGCGGTGCGCGGCGAGCTGGACACGGCGCGCTTCTCGGTCAGCCAGACCTACACCGACTACCCGGGCGTGTACTGGGGTGACGGCAACCTGCTGGACGTGCCGGCCAGTGACTTCCAGGTGATCGAGTACCTGCGTGTGGCCGACAAGGCGGCGCGCCTGGTGCGTCCGCTGTTGATCGCCCGCGTTGCGGATCGCCGCCTGAACAGCTCGGCCAACAGCATGGCGGTGAATATCAGCGCGCTGATGGCCCCACTGCGAGGGATGGCCAAGTCCACCACCTTCGGTGGCCAGGTGTTCCCGGGCGAGATCGAGCAGCCCAAGGACGGCGACATCGTCCTGACCTGGAAGAGCAAGACCGCTGTGGAGGCCTACATCAAGGTCAAGCCCCTTAACTGCCCGAAAGACCTGACCGCGAACATCGCGCTCGACCTTTCGACCACCACCACGGAGTAACCCCGCATGGCTGCAAAGATTGGCGGCAAGAACTTCGACGTGAACCTGGGCGATCTGCTCCTGCACGTCGAGACCGGCACCATCGACATCACCGACAACTCCACCGTGGCCCAGACCAAGGGCGTGCCTAACGGCCACGTCGACGGCGATGTGGCCGCTGCCGGCGAACTGGAGCTGGACACCACCAACTTCAACCTGCTGATCGAGCAGGCCAAGACCGCTGGCAGTTTTCGCGAGCTCGAGCCGTTCGACATCGTGTTTTTCGCCAAGGCCGGCGAAGAGGAACTGCGCATTGAAGCGTTCGGCTGCAAGGTGCGGATCTCCAGCCTGCTAAGCCTCGACCAGAAGGGCGGCGAGAAGAACAAACACAAGATCCCGTTCGACGTCACCAGTCCGGACTTCATCAAGATCAACGGTGTGCCGTATCTGGCCGCTGCTGAAATCGAAGGCCTGACGTAATGGTTTGCCCGTTCGATCGCGCCCAGGCGCTGGAGCAACGCCAGCGTGACCAGGCTATTGCGGCCCAGCTCGCCAGCTCGCGCCCGTCCGGGCCAAGCCGCACCCACTGTCTGGATTGCGGCAATCCAATCCCTGAACTGCGCCAGGCGCTGGGCGGCATCCTTCGGGATGTGCCCTGCCAGACGGCTTTCGAGCAAGGAAAACGCTGATGGATACGACTGTGCAGCCGCAGATGACCGACGTAAGCGGCGACGTCACCCGCCAGGGCCGTCTCGAGCGTGAGGTGATGTTGATCTCGTACCGCGTCGGCGAACTCGAGCGACACCACGGCACCGTGCCGACCCGCGTGACCAAGCTCGAGCAGCAGTTCGAACACATGTCTGGCCAGCTGTCGCAACTCAACGAAGGCCAGCAGAAGCTGACCACCGTCGTGGCGGCCATTGGCAGCAAAATCACCTGGGCGTTGGCGGTGGCCAGCACCCTGTGGGCGATCCTGCAAATGTTCGGTCCTGCGCTGTTGCGAGTACTCCTGCCATGAACCTGCGCGGCAAGATCGCCGCCGGCGGGCTGACGCTGTGCAGTTCCGCATTGGTGTTGTTCCTGGGCACTTGGGAAGGCAATGGCCAGAACACGGCGTATGCCGACAAGCTGGCCCGGGGTCTGCCGACGGTGTGCAAGGGCATCACCAAACACACCAGCCCTTACCCGGTGGTAGTCGGTGACTACTGGTCCGATGCGCGCTGCGCCGAAGTCGAACACCTGGTGATCGAGAAAGGGCAACTGGCCCTGGGCGACTGCCTGACCAATCAGGCGATCGGCCAGAACACGTTCGACGCCCTGACCAGCCATGGCCACAACTTCGGCGTGCCAACGACCTGCGCCAGTCGGGCCGTGGGTCTGATCAATGCCGGACGCATTGCCGAAGGCTGCAAGGCCTTGGCTTGGGCAGCGGATGGCAGAACACCGGTCTGGTCCTACGTCACCGACGCCCGGGGCGGCAAGAAATTCGTCGCGGGATTGCACGCCAGGCGACTGGCCGAAGCGAGGCTGTGCGCGCAATGACGATCCCAATGCCACGCCTTGCTGTGTTCCTGCTGCTGGCCAGTCTCGCGGCCTACATCCTTTTTGACTTCGTCGCTGACCAGCGTGACGACGCCCGGGGCGAACGTGATGACGCGGTTACCGAGCTGGGCACCGTCACTACCGAGCGCGACGGCTTGCTTAGAGCGGCGCAGATCGCCGGCGAAATGCTGGCCGCCCGTGATGCCAACGACCTGAAACACACCCTGGAGCTGAGCAATGCGCTCGATCACAACAAGTCTCTGCAGCGCGATGTTGCTGCTCGCGATAAGCGGCTGCTCATCAAAGCCAGTTGCCCCGCCGCCGCCGCAGTACCTAGTGCCCCCGGCACCGGCGGCGTGGCTGATGCTGGATCCGCCGAACTCGCAGCAGACGCTCGACCGGATTATTTCACCCTCCGAGACCAGCTCGCCCTGACCCGGCAGATGGTGCTCGGCCTGCAGGACTACATCCGCACGGTGGTGTTGCGAACGCCGCCGGCGAAACCCTGAATCCTTTTTAACCCCAACCCCTACGGATACGACTCATGAGCGAAGTAAACCGCGACATCACCCTGGAATTTGCCGATCTGGAATTCACCTTCCACCTGACGCCCCAGGACGTGACCAAGTACTTCAACAGCACCACGAACAACAACAAGGTGGCCCCGGCCAACAACCTGCTGATGACCACGGTCAAGCAGGAAGAAAAAGCCAGCCTCAAGCCGTTTCTGGCTAACCCGGTCACCGTGATGGAGCTGGTCGGCGCGCTGCTCGAGGAGTACTCGCCGGACATCGACGTCATCGTAAAAAAGCCCTCGACCACGCTGAGCGCCTGACCGAAGACGGACTGGGCCAGTTGCTGGCCCTGACCCACCGCTGGCTGCCTGGTACCGAACCCACCATCGAAAACATGGGGGTGGCCAAGTGGCTGGAGGACGAACAGTGGAGACGCATGGAGATTGCCGTAGCGAACGGCATCGCCTTTGCGCTGAACGGATAAAACATCATGGCTGACCGCAGCGCCCGCTTGGCTTTCATCCTCAGTCTGACCGACAAGGTCAGCGCGCCCCTGGGCAGGGTGAAAACCAGCTTTGCCGACCTGGCCACCCAAGGCCAACAGAACATCATGAAGATGGGTACGGGCCTGGCTGGCATGGTCGGCGCGGGCGTGGCCATCTCCGAATCGCTGGAACCGGCGCTGGAAATGAACCGCGCCCTGGGCGAAGTCCGCTCGCTGGGCGTGGCCGAAGATGCCTTGTCAGCCCTGAACAAAAAGTCCCTGGAGTTCTCGGTGAACTACGCCGCGAACGCCCGGGACTTCGTCGCCTCGGCCTACAGCATTTCAGGCGCGATCAAAGGGCTGACCGGCGACCAGCTGGCGAACTTCACCAACACCAGCAACCTGTTGGCCAAGGCGACCAAGTCCGACGCCGAGACCATGGGCGCGTACCTAGGCACCATGTACAACCTGTTCAAAACCTCGGCTGATGCCATGGGCAAAACCGAATGGGTGGAGAAGCTGGGCGGGCAAACGGCGCTGGCGGTGAAGCTATTCCGCACCGACGGCGCGCAGCTCAAGGACGCGTTCAAGGAAGTGGGCGCGATCGCCACCGGTGCCGGCGTGGACATTGCCGAGCAGTTCGCGGTGATCGGTACGCTGAGCAGCACCATGGAAGGCGGCGATGCCGGCGGGCGCTACAAGGCGTTTTTCGAGAACGCGGCCAATGGTGCGAAAACCCTGGGCGTCACGCTCACCGACCAGCAAGGCAAGATGCTGCCGATCCTCGACGTCCTGGACAAGCTGCAGGGCAAATTGGGTGACCTGAACGGCGCGTCGGCCAGCGCTAAACTACTGGCCGCCTTCGGTGGCGAAGGTGCGCAGGTGATCGGCGCGCTGGCCAAGGACACCGACCGGCTGCGCAGCGGCATTGCCGAGTTGGGCAAAGTCCGTGGTCTGGAGAACGCCGAGAAAATGGCCAAGGCCATGGTCGATCCGTGGCAGCAGTTCGGCGCGGCCGTGCAGGCGCTGCGGATCGCCTTTGGCCAGGCGCTCATTCCAATGCTCGCGCCGCTGATGGACAAGCTGGTGGGCATTGCCAGCACGCTGACCCGCTGGACTCAACTGTTCCCCAACCTGACCCGCATGATTGCCATGATCACCCTGGGCTTCCTCGGCCTGGTGGTTGCGATCGGGGCAATGACTGTGATCGGAAGCGTTGTTGGAATGCTGTCGATGCTGGCCAGCCCGATCGTGTTGATCGTGATTGCGATCGCCGCCCTGGTGATTGGCGTAGGCCTGGGCATTTATTACTGGGATCGGCTCAAGGCTTCGTTTGGCGATACCGCTTGGTTCCAGGCAATCGTCGTGATGCTCACCCCCGTGGTGCTGCTGTTCCGTGTATTCACCGCGCTGCTTAACGTGTTGTGGGTTGGCCTGCAGCAGGTCTTCGCGTTCGGCATGCAGGTGGTGGACTGGATCGGGCAAATGGTCGGCGTCACGGTGTCCGCGAATACGGTCTGGGACGCCTTCATTTGGGCACTGACCAACATTTCGCCGTTCGCCATTATCGGCAAGGCCTTGAAAGGCCTGATCGAGCTGCTGAACAAGATTCCCGGCATCAACATCGATACGACCTTTGGCGAGGTGCCGAAGGTGCCCGACGTTGCCGGCATCGAATCCCCGGTGCCGAGCACCCCGGCCGTGGATCGAGCACTGCAGGCGGCGCAGCTGCCGCTCGCCGGTCGACCTGCCTTATCCGTCGTCCCGCCGCTGGTCATGGCCCCGGCCGCAAATGACCAGGCTGAACAGGCGCGCCAGAAGATGGCCGCCACCAATGCCAGCGTTTCACCGACCCGGCCCACTGCGGTGCCGCAGGGCGGGCTGCTGCGCAGCATCCAGAACACCAGCAACCAGCAGACCCAGAACAAGGGCACGCATGTGGAGAACATGAATATCTATCCGACGAAGCCGATCACCCCGCTGGAGATTGAAAACATGATGAGCATGGCGGTGCCTGGATGACCGAATCCGTCTATGTGGATCTGCTCATCCAGGACAACGACTTTGCCCTGGACGCCAGTAACCAGCCGGTACCGGTTGAGGACCGGGCCTGCATCGCCCAGGACATCGGCCACATGATCCGCGAAAGCGGGTTGCTGGTGACCTTGGTGGCCGAGCGCAACCGCCTGAAACAGCGCGACTGCATCCAGCAGCTGGAGCTGCTGGTGGAAAACGACATCCGCCTGGTGCCCGGTACCGCGAAGATCACCGAGCTGGCTGCAGGTCAGTACCTGGTCACGGCCAAAACGCTGCAATTCGGCAGTATCGAGGTGACGCTGTGAGCAACGTGGACTTTAAACGGGCGCTCGCCGACTCGGGGATCCCGATCACCGAAGAGACGCTGAAAGCTGCCTGGGAAGCCGAAGTGGTCGCCCAGGGTTCGAAGGTGGCCAACTCCAGCGGCTGGTCGCCGTTCTGGCGGGTAGTCAGCGCCCTGGTGACCCAACCGGTGCTGTGGCTGCTGTCCTTTGTCAGCGATACCGTGTTGCCCAACTTCTTTTTGAAGACCGCGAGCGGTGCCTGGCTGGACATGTTGACGTATGCGGTCGATATCGAGCGCAAGGGCACAACTAAAGCGATCGGTCAGATCGCGTTCATTCGGGGCGCCACCGTGGGCGTGCTCGAGGTGCCCGTTGGCACCCTGGTGCAATCGGTACCGATCAATGGCAACACCTACCAGGTGATCACCACCGCCGTGGGTAGCTTTGCCGAAGGTCAGTCACGACTACAAATTCCGGTATCGGCCATGAACACCGGCAGCGGCTACAACCTTGCCCCGGGTTACTACGGTGTGTTGCCGGTGCCGGTACCTGGCATTGCTGCAGTCACCAACGAAGAGGACTGGCTAACCATCCCGGGTGCGGACGAAGAGCCGGACGACGAGCTGCGCCTGCGTGCCCGTAACCAGTTCTCGGCGGTCAATCAGTACCACACCGACGCGGTGTATCGCTCGATGATCTCGGCCTTCCAGGGCGTGCAGCCCAACGGCGTGTATTTCGAACATGACGCGCCCCGGGGCCCAGGCAGCGCAAACGCCTTTGTCCTGTTCGAAGCTGGTGTGCCGGCAGACGGTTACCTGGTGCAAATCAACGCCAAGATCCGCGACCAGGGCAACCATGGCCACGGCGATGATCTGCTGGTGATGGTCATGCCGGAAACCCAGCACGATATCGCCCTGACGATCTGGCCGGTGTCGACATTGACCGACGCGCAGCGTGTTGCGTTGAAAACCCAGGTGGAGCTGTTTATCCGGGCCGCGTTCCGGGAAAGCACCGACACCGACTATCAGCCGACCCTGACCTACCCGCAGGCACGGTTTTCATTCAGCCGCCTGGGCGAAGAGCTGCACCAGAAATTCTCCGGCCTCGAGTCGTTGCGCTTTGTTAACGCGGACATTCTTTCCGATCTGGCCATCCCCCGGATCCACACGCTGCAGGTGACTTTCGGTGATTAAGCTCGAGCTGCCGTTCTGGCTCGATGGAGCCGAACCTACAAAACTCAAAGCCGCCGCGCAGTCCTGGTGGGAGAAAGTCGAAGGCTGGATGGGCTGGCCGCTGCTGCAGATGGACGCCGAGACTTGCCACTTGGTGATTCTCGATCTGTTGGCCTGGCAGCGCGACATCACCCGCTTCAAGGGCGAGCCGGAAAGCCTCTACCGCCTGCGCGTGAAATACGCCTTCGTCAACTCGGTGGACGCCGGCAGCACGGCGGGGCTCAAACGCATCCTGGTACGCCTGGGCGTCGGCTACATCGAGATCGAGGAGCGCATGCCCGATCGGGATTGGGACGTGGTGCTGCTGCGCCTTTCTGACTCTCAACTGTCGCAGAGCCCCGAGCTGCTGCGTGTCCTGGTGCAGCAATACGGCCGGACCTGCCGCCGTTACGACTTTGTGACCATCACCCGCGTTGCCGTGCATATGGCCGTGGCCGACTTCAACGACGACCAGCAAACGCTGGTTGCCAGACTGTAGGAGCCAAACCATGGCTGCCAGTATCACCTTCGCCGGCGAAAGCCTTATTGCCCAGAAAGCAGCGGCTAACCTGCCGCTCAACATCACACAATTCATTTTTGCCAACGTACCCGGGCTGGATGTAAACGGTGCAGTCGATCGGTCCGCTGCCAAGCCGGCGGCCGCTCAGATTGTCTTCACAGCAAGCATTCCACCGGAAAACGCGGGCTATGTGAACCCGGACCAGGTGGTGTACAGCGCCCAGGTCGGATCCGATGTGGGTGACTGGGATTACAACTGGATCGGCCTGCAGAGCGCTGACGGCGTGTTGTTCGCAGTCTCCTACGTGCCGCTGCAACAGAAGCGCCGAAACATCCCGCCGCTGCAGACCGGCAACAACATCACCCGCAACTTCCTGGTGGCATTCGACGGGGCCCAGGCACTGACCGGGCTGACGGTTGATGCCAGCACCTGGCAGCACGACTTCACCGTGCGCCTGGTGGGTATTGATCAGCGCGAGCGACTTAGCAACCGGGACATCTACGGACGTTCGGCGTACTTCGGTACCGCGCTGCAGTTGGTAAAGATCGCCGGCGTTTACCAGGTCATGCCTGGCATTGCCTACGACGAAGGCATTCGCATCGAAAACGCCACGGTCGCGGTGGTCAATCCGCCTGCGTTCCCCACGACTGCGTGGCTCGACTGTGCGCTCGAGCGGCAACTGAACGACGTGGTGTCCACGTGGAAAGTCGTCTTTGGTACGGCCCTGGTTGATTACAACGACAGCGTGGGCACACGGCACTACGTCGTGCCGATCGCCTATCTGCCCAATGCCAACACGATTACCGACTTGCGCCAGGGCGTGCGTGGCAACGAAAGCGTGACCGAACAAATCCAGACCGGCGCCGATCAGCGCTCCTGGCTCTATTTTATTAGCCAAATCTGAGAAATAACCATGAAAGCAGGGCGACTAGGGGCTGGATCGACAACGGTCAACACCCTCAAAAAGTTCTACCAGGTACCCGATGATGCAAAGAAAACGGCGGTAAACATCAACCTCTGCAACCGCGCCCCGGGGGCGGTCAAAATCCGTTTGGCCATCGCCCTTACTGATGTGCCGACCGACGATGACTATGTGGAGTACGACGAGACGCTCAAGCGTGGCAAGCCGCTGGAACGAACCGGTTTCGCACTATCGCCTGGTGAACGGGTATTTGTTTGGGCAGACAGCGCCGCCGTTAGCGTGCGCGTGCATGGATTTGAGGAATAACCATGGGACGTTATGCACCCAGTGACGAAAACGGCTACACGGCTGGCGTAATCACGCCTTCACCGTCCATGCCCGCGACTGGTGTCTTTGGCACGGGCAGATCGGCGTTCATCACCACGACCAGCACCTTCATTGTCCCTGCTGAAACCATCAGGGTCAGGTTGTTTGGCGCGGGTTCGTCGGGCGCCAGTGATTCGTATGCAGGCGGTGGCGGCGGCTTCGCCCTAAAGGTACTCAGCGGTTTGGCCGTGGGTGCATCAGTGCCTGTGACCATTGGGCAGGCGGGTGTCGGTACGACGGGGGGGACCACCAGCTTTGGCGCTTATTTCTCGGCCACGGGCGGTCCTGCAGGTAATAGTTTAGGCACCCCGCTTGTTGCCGGGACGGGCGTTGGCGGAGACCTCAATACCCGTGGCGCGCTCCCTGGCGCAACCTCGCGTTCATCTGGTGGGGGCGTCGCCAATGTCTTCGGCAATGGTGGAGTCACCAGTGGAAACGGCGGATCTCCCTATAAACCCGGGTTTTCGGGCCTAACCGGACGCGGTGGCAACGTTATTCCGGCAGGCATTAACAACAACGCCACCGGTGGTAATGGTGAGGCAGGAGAAAACTTCTCCATCGACTTCATTGGTACGGGCGGCGGTGGCGCAGGCGGCTATCCAGAAGCGGGTAACGGCATGAATGGCGGCGGCGGCGGCGCGGGGAATCAATCCATGGGGGGAGCTGGCGGATGGCCTGGCGGCGGCGGCGGGGCCTCAAATGCTCCAGGTGCTGGCGCGGACGGCTTGGGGATCGTCGAATGGTAAGCGCTGTGAGCTGCCAGCACTGCCAATATTTCCTGGCGCAAGCACCTGAAAAGGGGCTTTGCCGCCGTGTGCCTCCCGTCGTTGTCTTCGACGGCGCCCAAGCACATTCCATCTTCCCCACTTTGCTCGTTGACGGCTGGTGCGGTGAATTCAAACGCAAGGAACACAGCGATGACTAATTACGCCCGGATCATCGACGGGGTTGCTGTGGACGTGTCCACAGATCCGACCAATTCTTTTCACCCGACCATCGCCGCCCAATTCATTAAAGTACCTGACAAGGTGTCGCACGGCTGGCGGCTTGTCGAAGGGACTTGGTCCGCACCGTTGCTTCAAGCGTCACTGCCAGTAATCCCGGTGCAGTCGGGAACGCTCAATCCTACGCCACCGGAGTTCCTGTTGCTGCTGACCCTGCAGGAGCGTGTCGCGATCCGAGCAGCCGGTCCGACGGACCTGGTTATCGCCGACGTTCTGCGGATGCTGGATGATCCCCGGGTGACTTTTATCGACCTGACCAATCCCAGCGTCGTTGAAGCCATCAACTACCTCACCACGACCGCACCTGCGTTGCTGACTGCAGAGCGCGCCGCACGTGTGTTATCCGGCCTGAGTATCGCGGCGTGAGCATCGGTATGAACTGGACGCCCGTGACCATGCAATGGCCGGCCGAGGCCACTGCCTGGATGGACCAGATGGAATCGGCCAAGGACATGGCCAGCGTCGAGCTGGCGAACACGGGCGAGCGACTGACCAGCTTGGCCAGCCAGGCCACCACCGATCTGAGTCTGATTGGTGAGGCGGTCAAAGGCGTCATTGCCAATGGCCGCGCCGCGCTGGACGGCCAGTTTGGCGAGGTGCCTAAGTGCTTTGTGGTGACACCGTTTCAAAGCGGTGTAGGGCAGGGCACTGGCTATCAGCGCTTCCTGTCAGCGCCGAACCTGGTGCAGCGCCTGGCTGACAAGCTTGAGGACAGCGCGGATCCGGCGCACCCGACTGGAGAGCAATACGCCCTGGTGATTCTGTTCTTGGGCACCCGCTTCGACCAGATGGCCGGGGTGCTGTCGAAATTCAACGCCCTGATGCCCATTGCCGAGCTGCAGAAGGCCGAGCGGCGCGCCCAGCACCTATTCGAACTGGACGCGTCGAAGTGGGAACTGCCGACGATCGGCGCATTGCCGCCCTGGGCGGATCTGCCGCTTGAGCGTTGCACGGTGCTCAAGGAAGCCAGCGCCTCGATCAATGGCCAGCTCGCCCGACTCGAGGCTTACGCGGCGGACACGTCGCCGCTCGATGACCTGGCCGAGCTGGCTCAGCGCAAAGCGGAACAGGCCGTGGGTCTGGATTCCAAGCTGGACGCCATCAAGCAGCTGCTGGCCAACGGCACGCCCGACACCAGCATGCAGTCGCGTCTGCTGGGTCCAGGTGATGCCAGCGAACTGCGCGCCCAGCTGCTCGAGGGCGAAGACGCGCCCGGGCACGAATGGGTGCTGTCCTCGGGCGTCATGCTGGTCGGATCCCTGCAGGGTTTGAGTTTCGTTCGTGAACTGGTGGGCCTATGACCTTAATGCTCAACGGCGAACTGATCACGGGCAACCGCCAGAAGGTGACGGCCAGCCTCAAGATCGACAGCGACGACATGTCCGGGCAGACCAGCGGCACCGAGACGGCGCACAAGGGGTTCAAGCCCAAGACGTTGGCTGTGGCCATGATGATCGCCTACAAAAACTCGGCGGATCTGCGCACGCTGATGCGCCTGGCCGAAAGCACCGAAGGCGGTGGCCAGCGCACGACGTACCGGATCGTCAACGATACCGCCGATGCCTTCGGGATCCGCCAGGTGGAGTTCACCGACGGCGTGACGGCCCGGGAAGATGACAGCCTGTCGCAATGGATCATCAGTTTCACCCTGTCGGAAAAACTCTCCAACCCGGAGAAGGTCGAGAACCGCCGCGCCGGCAATCCGGTGGCCACGCAATCGGCGCCGGGTGACGGTGTCAGCGGATCCGGTACCGGCGCCGGTGGCAGTGCCGGCGCAACGCCGCAGGAGCTGAGCGGCTTTGAAGCGATCCTCAAGAATGTTGACACCTACCTGGGCGGCCAGTCATGAGCATGAAGTTGCACACCGTGCTGAAAATCGGCGGCGTTGCCGTGCCCTTGATCGCCCATGACGTACGCCTGGACATCAAAAGTCCAGGGCGTGCGACGTTCACCATTCAGGCCGGCGCGACGGTGAAAGGCCTGGTGACGCTCGATATCGGCTACAACGCGGCCACGCTGCAGCGCCACTTCATCGGCTACGTCGAGCGAAGCACCGCGGCGAACGGCGTGCAGCAGGTGGTGTTGTGTCGCGAGCTGGCCGCAATTCTGGCCCAGCCGCTGCCCATGAACCTGCGCCACGTGGATCTGCGTGCCGTGCTCGCCGATATCAGCACCAAGACCGGTCTGACCTTCCGGGTACCGGATCAGCCCTATACGCGGGTGAAAGCTCCTTTTTTCTACAGCCTGGCTGCGGGTTATCAAGCGATGGACAGTCTGGCCAAGGTGTTCGGCATTCCGGACTTCATGTGGCAGCAGCAGGGTGACGGGGAAGTGTTCGTGGGTTCCTGGGCGGACAGCTTCTTTGGCGCTCGATCGGCGCTGCAGCTGCCGGCGCAACTCTTCAACGACTACCAGGGCAATCAAAGCGCAATGGTCGCGGCTCTTCCCGGGCTACGACCAGGTGCAACTATCAACCACGGCGAGCGGATCACCAGTGTCACGCTTGCCGACACACAGATGGCCATCCGATGGACGACGCAATCAAGCGCAGCGTAGAACGCCAATTCCCTGAACTCACCGGCGGTTATCACTTGCCGCGCTTCGCCCGCGTAGTGGGAGTCGCTGACGCGCCCGCCGGCGCATCCATGTGCGACGACTTCCGCCCGCGCTACGCTGTCGACCTCGAAGTGCTGGGGCCAGATGGCGAAGTCGATCCGGCCATGCCGCCGCTGCCAGGCGTACCGCTGCCACTGCCTTCGGGTGGTGAAGAGATGGGCATGTTTGCGTTTCCCCAGGAAGGCACGCAGGTGGTCGTGTGCTTCGCCTATGGCCTGCCGAACAAACCCTACATCCAGACGATCCTGCCGCACGGCCTGAGCCTGCCGAAGGTGCCCAAGGGTGACCAGGTGTGGCAGCACAGCGACGCCGTACAGCAACGCGTCGACGCGGACGGCAACTGGCTGCGCCTGACCGACGGCAAGATCCGCGATCATTCCCTGGAGCGGGAAGTGGAAACCCTGAGCAACAGCGAGAAGTACCAGAGCCACACCCGCGAGGTGGAAAACCATTCCACTGAGGAAGTGGGCGGCATCAAACGGATCAATGCCCTGGGCGCGCTAAAGCTGAATTCCGCCGGCACTGCCACGCTTGCCGCCCTGGACGACATGCACCAGGCCACCGGCCGCGACCTCAACCTGGTGGTGGGTAAGACCCATAACGCGGCCGTCGGGGGTAACATGCAAGAGAAGATCGCCGGATTGCGAAAAAGCGTGGCCGGGGCCAGTCAATCTCTGATCGCTCCAAAAAACCATGTTGGGTCCGACAGTGTGAATATTTTCCAGGTTCTGTGCGACACCTTAGACTTGCTGCAAGAAATGAGCACTCAGATCGCTGCGCACGTTCACCCCCAAGTTGGCCAACCTCCGACCAATGCCGCTGCCTTTATAGCGGATGCAGCAAAGGCAGTGGCACTGTCTACCCCGCTTAAGCTGGTTACGCTTAAATAGATGCGGCATGTTGTGGTAACTGCAATCAGTAGCGCAAATCAACCGGGGTAATTTCTTTTCCGAGTCCCTGCTTTTGCTTAAGTTTATAGAGGCTGTACAAAAGCGGGGCTTGTAAATACATATCAGCTTTATTCATGGTGCCGTATAGAAGATCGTTGAGGTTTTTATTGTTGAAGAATTCTTCGTACATATGATGCACCCAGTACCACTTTGAAGTGTCTAATTTGTCCGCTATCTCTGGATCTGAAATCACCATATCGACCCTAAAGCTGAAATTCTCATCCTGAGACAAACCTTCAGGGATCGTGTGGTAGAGCCGAGTCTCGCGTGCGTGAACTAGGTCCTTATCTATACCTGCATTTGGCAAGAATACGAAAAGCGACAGGTATTGCATCCGAGGTCTGAATTCATTGAAGTACATTTCTTGCCAGTGCATGCGCGAAATGCCCTTAATAATATCTTCCCGCATCGCAGTAAAGATTTCTCGAAAATCGGCTGCTTGGTTACATAGCCTCGTGAAGTCTCGCTCATAGTCAGAGGGGCTGGCTACACCATCAGTGACCTTTACAATTAACGATGACATGCTTTTGACCAGCGCACGGCACTCGACCGAAAGCGCTGTCTGGCGGTCTTTTTGTTTATTCTCTTTATACTGGCGAAAAACTATATAAAACGCACCAGCTGTGGCTACCTGAGCGACGGCATTAACAATGTCAATTAGCTTTATATCCCAAAACGTTCCAGGAAATTTTGTAGTAAGTACCGCAAAGGCCACCTGAGCTGAAAGCATGATTGTGATCAGCACTAGCGGTTGGGTGAAGGTTTTTTCCCTTCTGGCGGGCTTTTTTTCATACAGCATTTGAAGTCCTTATCGTGCTTAACGTCCGCGACGTAATGTTCGATTATGCGCATGATCTTAAATTTGCACCATCTGTGCTGACGGAACGAAAGCCATCAGGTAGTGAACCCAGATACCTGCCGCAAGTCGTAATGCCGAAGTTGGGTTACCGATTCAAACCCGATGTAAAGGGCCTCGATCACGTCAGCTTTCAAAGCACAGGCGGTCTCGAGCCCCAGCACGAAACCTTCGGCCCGGTGCCCGGCCATGTTCACCGCCTGGGCAGATTCTGCCACCTCAATCCCGGCCAACAGCTTTAACACCTCTGCTCGCACGCCGGTAGGCAGTACCAATGTGCGCAGGCTCATGGTTGCCCCCTAGGCGTGCCCCACTCATCACCCGTGTAGAACACTAGTACACCAGACTTGCGGTAAGTCACCGGGCCGTATTCGACGATGCCGCTCGGCAGCACCACGCTCACTGCAGTACAGCTCAAGCACTCCGGTCGGTCGGGGATAAAGACCAGGCGAAAGGTCGAGGTATGGGTCTGCTCCATACTCACCGCGAGGTCATGTGCTACAGACCGCTCCTCACCGAGTTCGAACACTACCTCTGCGGGTCCGCTGTAGGTCATATAGGCCATTGCGATTCCTCTGGACTGGAATCGATCAGCGCTTCAACTGCATAAGCCAACGCTCCGTCAGCCAGCTCTAGCAAGTCACTCAGGTCGTCACGATTAATAACCTCCGCTCGGTAGAGCGCATTGGCAGTTCTGAGGAGCACCCTGTGTTGAACGCCGGGGTTCTCAAGCAACGACACGCTATCGTTCAGCAATATTGTCCAGGTCGCGATCGCTGCGGTTCTCTCGACGGTTGCCATGTCCATACCTGAGCCTCAATCCGTTAATAAATGCTGTATGCATACACAGTATATTGCTTGAGCCTACTTCACCACGCTGCGCCGACGAAACACGCTTGGTAGCCGCGACGGTGTAGATGCGTTCGGTTCTCATCAAAAAATGGCGACGATAAGAAAAAACCAGCTAAAAAAGCACTTATCCCCCTCCCGCCGACGGGCTTTGCGTGATTTTTTTGTGCAATTCGCCGAGTAGTGCAAACACGGCTGCAGCCCGCGCCGCCGTTGGGCCTCTGCAGGCGATCGGCTTTTTCATTTTGTGAAAGGTTTTGCAAAGAAATGAAGCGCGGTTGCACAGCGACGCGATGACTAGGCGTAAGCGGGCGAAAGCTGATACCCCCGGTTTCATTGGGCAAAAAACTGGAAAACGGGGGTTTAGGGATGTTTTCCAGATCGCACTCGATCAATTCAAGCCCGAAAATCCCTGTCCCTGCTGGGATAATAAAAGCCCTGTAGATCAAGCGGGCCGGGGCTTGCAGCCACTTTCCCGTATTTCACAAAGCTACCCATTGCAGAGGCGCACACGCTTCATATTTCACGACCTGAAAAAACGGCAAACGGGATCGTTCCTGGTCTTTTTGGGGATGATGGCAAAGTGGCTTTTCAGAAGGGCTGCGGGGATAGGGTAATTTGGTAATTTTGATATGTCATCACCCTGAAAGCCTTGCTGGACGCGGCTTAGAGCGATTACCAGCGACGGTAATAACGGGTAATCCGAAAGGTAATAAATTTCTAAGCTGTTGATTTATAAGAATATTTATTAAGGAGTAAATTACCCTACCTAAAAGTAATAATCTTACTATTCAATTACCATAAAATTACCATTACCAATATGTCTTAACCCCTTGATTTCAAAGGCGTCTAGATCATTTCAGAAATTCGATTACCAAAATTACCTTTTTCCGAGGGGTCAACCTGAAACGGTGGGATGCTGCGGGCGGGGGTGCTGAATCTGACGCGTCTGTGGCCGCCAGTACAAGCGCTCGATGCGCTGCTGACGCCCGCTTGTTACGTGGCTTGTTACGTGTAGCGGAAAAAACAAAGGCCTGCATCGCTGCAAGCCTTTGATTTATATGGTGCCGGCACCAGGAGTCGAACCCGGGACCTACTGATTACAAGTCAGTTGCTCTACCAACTGAGCTATACCGGCGTGATGGGCGCAGAGTATATAGAGGTTTTCGGGCGTGTAAACCCTAGCTGACTGATTCGGTTGAAAAATATTTTCCTGCGGGGATTTTGTGCGCTGTGTAGCGCGGTTGCGTTGTGTGCGGGTTTCGCTGGGGAAAGCTTGTTAAGATGGCCCGTCGCCATGGATTGCAAGCTGAATGCCCAAAACACGTACTTATTACGACGAGCTCAATGTCTCGCGGGATGCTTCTGCGGAGGAGATCAAGCTCGCCTTCAGGAAGCTCGCGCAGCAGTTGCATCCGGATCGGAATCCGGCGGCGAATGCGTCGGATCTGATGGCGTTGCTCAATGCGGCGCATGATGTGTTGGCGGACCCGGCCAAGCGTGCGGAGTACGACGTGACCTTGATTCGTCAGGCGCAGCAGGCGCGGGGTGCGGCGGCTCAGCGTCGGCAGGCGCAGGCGGGCAGGGCGCCGGTTGCGCCGACGGCGGCCGCCAGATCCAAACCCTCGCGTCCTGCGGCGCAGGCTAAAACGTCCAGGCCGCTTCGACGTGGCAGCCGTTTGCGTTGGGCAGCGCTGTTTATCGTGTTTTGTGCGGGCGGTGCGTGGATGGGTTATGACCCGAACGCGGGCAAACCTTTCGTTCCGCCGCCGGTCATCGAAGCGGTTACCGCTGTCGCGCCGGTTGAGTCAAAGCCTGAGGCGGTCGCTGTGCCGATTGGCACGCCGATCAAGTTGGTCGACCCGGCCCAGCCGCAATGCGTTGCGCCGCCGGTTGATCCGTTGGGCGCACCTTGGCCCACCGCTGCCGGATATATCAGCGGCATGCCGGTGAATCGGGATGGCGGGTGGTCGGAAATTACCGTGGATAACAGTGCCGGCAATGAGCCGGTGTACGCCAAGGTGACCGACGCCGGTGGGCGCCATGCTTATCGGCATGCGTTTATTCCGGCGCACAGTTCTTTCACCTTTGCGCGCATGGACGTCGGCTATTACCTGTTGAAGTACAAGATGCTCGACACCGGTTGCGCGTATGCGTCCAGTCGGATTCGCCTTGAAGAAACGGCGGTGGATAATCGGGTCAAGTCGACGGTGTACAAGCTGACACTGCGCAAACTGGAGAACCGCAATTCGCAGTTTTCCAATGTGCGCAGTGACGAGTTTTGA